TCAGAAGATGATATTGCTACAACTGATGATGTTGACAATGTTCCTGTTGAATTGTCTACTTATTTTGTTACAGGTAATCAGTTTATTCATCAAAATGCTCGTACTTCTGCTACTTTAGGATTAGGATTTTTAGGTTTTGATCAATCTTTTGCAATTAATGCTGTTGGTTCTGAACCTTGCCCAGCTTATGAAATTTTAAATTGTACTAACAAGGAAAAAATTACAATGGATCCTGGACATATTAAAACTTCTATTATTTCATACAAAAAGAAATTGTTGTTTTCACAAGTGTTGCGTATGTTGGTTAAACGTGCAAGTTCTAATGCTGCATGGGAGTTTACTGATAATTCTTATATTAAGTCAGCAGGTCATTGTCGTGCCTTACATGTTGATCGAGTTATTGGCGCTTCTTCTGGGAAAGTGCGTTTGATGGGTGAATGTGAGTTACAACAAAAAGTAATGGTATCTGGTTATTTGAATACAGCTACTGATCAATATGAATTACAAAGATCTTAAAAATAAATTATAATTTATTAAAAATGCTTGCTGAGGGTGAGCTTCCTAAGCTCCCGAAGCGATTCGCGAATAGTCCTCTGAGACAAAAGGCCTGATTTCAATATCAAGCTGTTGAAACTCGTGTCGCGAATCCATTGCGCAAGGTGGGGTAAGGATGTGCCAAGGTTACCTTGTGCCACATCCTAGTATTACCCCCACCTTGGCACATGGCACAAAAGACCATGGGCTAGACCGATGCTCGGAGACTTTGTTTTTGATCATCGGGGCGGAGTCGGGATTGTTTTTGATGATAATTAAAACTCCGACACGCCTATATAAGCAGACTGAATTTGATGTAAATTAAAAATGTCTGCTGCAAAAAATTGGGTGTTCACAATTAATAATTATTCATCGGCGGATGAAATCAAGTTGGACACCATGTTTGAGCACGGGCATTTTAATTATATTATATATGGACGTGAAATTGGTGAATCTAATACACCGCATCTTCAAGGATATGTTCAATTCAAAAAAAAATTAAGATTAGCTCAAGCTAAGACATTTATTTCTGGCAGAGCTCATATGGAAATTTCTAGAGGATCACCTCAGATGGCTTCTGGTTATTGTAAGGTTCAAACAGAAGATTTTATTGAACAGGTAAGAAAGAAAATGATTTTATTGAAAAGGGTACTATGGTTACCCGTGGAGGTACGAATTTCAACTATGCAAGAATAATAAACACGCTTTTATTTTAATTATTAGTTCGTAATGATCTTGAGTCCCTTAAAGAGTCCATTAAATCTGGGAAACGCGGTATAGACCTTATGGAAGATCATTCTGCGGAATATGCAAAATATCCGCGCTTTATACATGATTATATTCGCGCTTTGGAAGAATCAAAAGTTACGCGTGACGTTTTAATACCGCGTGATGGATGGCAGACTCAGTTGGCGCATGATTTACGAGAAGTACCCGATTCTAGGAAAATTACTTGGTTTATTGATATTACTGGGAACAGTGGGAAAAGTTATTTTGCAACTCACTATAAAGACAGAACCAGTTATTATGTTACCGGAGGAAAAGCAGCAGACATTTATTATGGATACCAATACGAGGATGTCGTCTTTTTTGACTTAGCACGAATGAAACAAGAATATGTGCAGTATGATGTGATGGAATCATTTAAAAATGGTCAATTTTATTCCACGAAATATGAATGTAAAAATGTCAAATTTAACGCGCCTCACGTGATTGTTTTTTCAAATTTTGAACCGGATCGTGCTATGTTAAGTCATGATAGATGGGATATACGCGTTATTTAAAAAAAATAAAATGTCTAAATCTTATCGCACTCCTGTTAGTAATAAGAAACGTAAGATGTCTTTATCTAGTGGAGTTGATGCTTTGTTGGGAGCCGCTGCTAGCTCTAGCGGTTATCGTTCATCTTATAATACTGGTAAAATAGCTGGTAAATTAGCTGTTAAAGCTGTGAAGAAATTTTTTAATAACAAGACTAAAACGCGACAACAGACTGGAAATACTAAAGTATCTAATGTACGAAAGGGAGGAAACACTGGCGTGTTGGCTGGTAAAATTAAGAATAAAGGTAAAACAGTTAATAGGAGTTATAATTCTTTGAGACAAAAGGGAATTGTTACTCGTGAAGAATTTAGGTTTCAAGATAATATAGCTACTCCGAATGAAAGTAGATTAGTTGGACATATGTCCTTACCTATTCGTGCTACATATTATAATTGTAATCGTGCATTGTTGAAATGTTTGTTTGCTAAAGCTGGATTTCAAATACCTGCTTTAACAGATTTTACTGCTGTTAAAGGTTTTTTGAAAGTTTCGTATTTTGCTGATTGGTTAACAGGAACTCTTGCTGTTACTACTTTTACAATTCCTGGCGGTGTAAATCCAGTGACTTGGTTAACTATAATGGATGGATTTGCTGATTGGTTACTTACTTTTGGATCGTTAAATATTGATCCAATGAAAATTCGATGGAAGTCTATTGAATATGTACCTGAAACTGCTTATAATTCGAGTAATTTGAGTACAACTCATATGACTTTTTCGCAAATGTATGTTACTATTCATTCTAAGAGTATGTTAAAAATTCAGAATCAATCTGGTGTATATAAGGGATCAGAAGATGATATTGCTACAACTGATGATGTTGACAATGTTCCTGTTGAATTGTCTACTTATTTTGTTACAGGTAATCAGTTTATTCATCAAAATGCTCGTACTTCTGCTACTTTAGGAT